TAACCCAACGTAGAAACACGACTGATCGCCTCATCAAGAATCTGTCTGTGAACAAGTTTACCCACGTAGAACTCCTAGACGGCTCGCTTCCACGCCGACCCCGAAGGCAGCGCTAAAAGAATGTGCGAGGCTCCACAGTAGACCCCGCAGTATCTGGCAAGCAAATTTGAGATCGCACGCCACTAGCGACCACCGTCACACCCTAACTTCGCGAAGCTTGAGCAAAGCCTCGCCTTCTCCGTCGTAATGAATTTCTACGACGTTGAAAGTCAACGAGCGGTCGACTAGTTCCACCTCATCCCCCACAACGGGAATCGTCGGCGTAAGTACATCTATCTGCGAAATCTGAAGAAACAGAGCAGGTGCAACAGTGGTGTACCCAACACCATCTACATCCGGCATCTCAGCTTCTGGTGTGTAGACAGAGTTAAAGTTCAAATCGGCAAACCCCGCCCGACGATATGTGATCGGATCACCAAGAACACGGTTTCCCGCATCCTGCACTTTCTTAGCTATTCCGGTCCATGTCATCGGGCGGGGGCTCCAGTCAGACTATTTCTAGCCTGTCAACGTCCCAGGAATCAACGTACGAGGACGCGTGCAGATGTTCAAAACATTGGTCTGCACTTCCAGACGGCGGTAGCGATTGCCGTCAGGATCGGGGAACTGCCGTGCGTACTTCGGCAGTCCCATTGTGTTCACCGTGTCCTCGTAGTCCGCAGGTGCGAACCGAGTCACGAAGAGATCCACAACACCAGTCGGGAACGTGATGCTCGCATCGTCAGCGAGATAATCAATCGCGCCAACAGCACCGCGATACTCTTCGAAGCTGATACCTCCGAAGAAGACCGAACGACGTGCCGTCCGCTCACGAAGTGCGGCACCTTCCTGATACAAGTACGTCTCGCGAACTTCGGAATGCGCAACAAGCGCATCGAAGAAGCTGGCACTGCACAGAGTTGTGACCCCACCGATCGGAATCCCACCCAGCTCGTCTTCGATCAACCGAATCACAACAGAGCACGTCGTCCGCAAAATGCCAGACGCAGGAGTCGCGTTGTCGAGATCCCAGTCTACTGAAGACTGCGCAGACACACCGAAGATAGTAAACAGATTGTACAGAACCGCAGATCCGTCACTATCCAGAACCTGCCCCTGCACAGCACCCATTCGGTGATGCTCAAGAGTAGCGTCGAGCTTGCGGCCCATCGCTGCGTTCCGACCATTGACCACACTCTGGAGTGTTTCCATCGTGGTCTCCGATCCAAACGCTCGCACGTTCTGAATTTCATCGGCGTACACTTCGTCCTCTAGCGCAAGCCTAACAACTCGCAGATCTTGCAGAGTGCGCTTCGCAGGACTGTGGGGAGTCGGGGGCGAACCTCGCTCCGTCACCGGCACCAATGCCAGTGTGTCTCCCTCTTTCTCGATGGAGATCGTCGTGGTCGTAACACCTGCTTCCGCGAAAATCCCCATCTGCCCCAACCTACCCGGAACGAAATCAACATCGTTCAGAGCCAGGGTGAGGGTTTGCATTGAAAATGCATTGCTATCGAAAACGTCCATTCCAGGCATTATTAAGCCCTCCCCTTATCGGACGATAATGCCGAGCGCAGCAAGCTCAGCAATTCCGGCGACGGTTTCAGGACCAGAGATAGTCCCAGAAGGCTCCCACTCAAGCTCGGAGCCGTTGACTTCTGCGTCACGCACGATGACCGTAATTGCTTGGGTCGAAGCGCTGACAGGTGTGTTGTTGAGAAGAATCCCAGCCGACACAGCGACGAAGTCCGCCCCAGAATCAGGCAGCATCTCAGTCCAATGCCCAGTGGCATCAACCAAAGCAAGCACCGTACCCGCTTCGAGTGCTGCTGCCTCACTCGCAGTGAGAATTCCTTCCACACGCGAACGGACACCGTTCGCCTCCGACATGATGAACTCGCCAGCATGTCGCCCTTCGCTCAAAATTTCAGAAGTTACTTCGTGAAGATCCGGCATTACCTACGACCCTCCTTGAAACGATCCACGGTAGCTTGACGATTCTCGTAGATCTTTGTCGGGTTACACTTCGCCACCGGCTCAGTATCGCCATCGGCATCATGCACACCGTTAGTAGTGGGATCTGCCTCGTCCCTTTCGGCCTTCGCCTTGAGAATTGCATTGCCGATGTCTTCCATCGACAACTCACCAGCGATGAAATCGCCCGACAAATGCTGCATACCGCTCACAGCACAAAGACGGTTGATATCTTCCACTCGCGCTTTGGCTTCCGCTACCGCTTCGTTCTTCGCCTTTAGCGCAGCCTCATCACGAGCTTGTTTGATATCGACCACCTCAGCAGTCGGCTTGTCGGTGGTTCCCTCTTCTTTCTTTTCTTTCGGGTCCACTTCATTCTCCTTGGCAGTTACTGCCATTTTGGTCGCTCGCGATGTCCCTGTGACACCCGTGCTTGTTGAACTTGCACGAACCTCCGACAACTCTTTCACAATGTCGTCGAAGTTCGAAATTGCGTCCGCAAGACCCTGGTCTACAGACTCTTGGGCAGTAAACGTTTCAGCGTCAAGACCACGTACAGCATCCTCAGACATAGAGCGCGAACGCGAAATGAAATCCGCAAACACATCCATATCCTGATCGACCATACTTTGAAGTCGTTCACGGCCATCCTTGGACAAAGGCTTGTGCGGAGATAGCGACGTCTTCTTCTTACCAGAAGCGATCTCTGTGTACCGAACACCCGCATCACGCTCCATCTCTGAACGATCAACGTGCATAGCAAGTACACCAATCGACCCGAGCAAGCCTGTCGATGCAGACACCACACGATCCGCGGCAGACCCAATCGCGTACGCAGCCGATGTCATTTGGTCGTTGGCATACGCCCAGACCGGCTTCTCCCCGCGAGCTTCCAAGATGTGCTCGGCAAGATCAAACATCCCAGACACCTGCCCACCCGGCGAATCCACGTCCAACAAAATGCCAGAGACAGCGCCGTCAGACATCGCACGATCAAATAATCCTTGGATGTCCGCGTAATCGTCAAAAAACATTCCGCGATACAACGTCCCGCGAACTTTGATCACCGCAACCGGCGACTCGTTTTCTTGCGTCATCTCTGGGCCAAACTCCGACAAGAAGTCGAAGAAAGCTTTCACGTCTACCGATGCCTGCTGAATGCTACGCAGGTACCCAGGTTCCACCGCAAGCGGCCGACCAAAAATGATCGAAGCCAGAGACGCATAATCTTGGAATGTAGGCATCACTCACCCCGATATTCGTTGATCGATTTACAGAACGTTTCTAGGTAGTCCACACGATCTGCAAGTCGAATGTACTTCGTCGCTTCGAAGTTCTCATTAGGCACAAAGATCTCAGCTTTCTCGCGTGCAACTAGCTCGTAGTTGAACCACTCCGATTTTTCGTGGCAATGCGACGGCGGCTCACCGCTCATCGTCTTGCAAGAACTGAGCGTCATCAGCAAGATCACTGCCACGATCCACCATCGCTGCATCTTGTCGCTCCTGGGCATCTTCGCCCTCTTCAAGTTGCTTGCGCTTCGCTTCTTCCCGAGCCGACTTCTGAGCTTGGTGCTGTGCGTACCAGAGCACTGAGAGCACCAAGATCACAACAGCCCCTGCAATCGCAACGGGCCAAACAATTGCCTCTACACCCATCACCACCACTCCCGGATAACCCAACCCAGCGGACCCCCGAGCGCCCAGAAGATCAAATCGAGCCGCGTACCCTTGAAGACACTTCGAAATGTAACCCGGTGCAAGTTGTCGTCAACGATGTCGTTCCACAAGAACGCAACCTGACCATGCTCTTTAGCGTGGCTCCCATTCTCTCGAATGAAACCAACGACGATGCCGATCCAAACCGCACCCGTGAGATACGCGAGCAGCGTTGAAACACCAAGGTGCAGCCCCTGGTCGACCGCCTCTTTACCGAGTGACTTCGCCATCTACTCGCTCTGGTTCTTCGCCTTGCCGACATTAAGCCCGAGCATGTTCATAACCTTGTAAAGCATGTCGACGATCTTATTATCCGAAGTGTTCGGCGTCATAGCAGCGATGGCGGCAAACAGTCCGACAACTTGAAGAATGATCGCACCGTACTGTTCGACCTTTCCGAGAAAACCTCCCATGCTGTCTTCAGCCACATCTTGAGCAAAAGCCAGTACAGGAAACATCACGAGAACTACTGCCACCAAGAAGACCCACCAAATTCGCTTCATCACGTTCTCCTTATGCCTCACCAGCAACACCGGACTCTTCACCACGCTCTTCAAGCTCAGCAATTGCTGCGGGGTCTGTGTCAAGAACCAGATCCTTGTCAGCTCGCTCTTCTTTCAGCTCTTCGTCAACGCGCTCAATCCGTCGACCGCCCTTGGCAACGATCGCCTTACGACTCGTAAACCCAGCGCGTACCGCGCGCACATCCGCCTTGACCTCCTTGTCGGGATCGACGTACTCCCAACCCGGCGTGCCGTACCAAGTCGGGTGCATCGCTTTACGAAGCTCTTCGTCTGAAAGAGAAATCCGCCCAGAAAGAATCGCCGTCTCGAGAAACACACGATAGGTAGGTTTGCAAAATTGAAAAACCAGATGCCGCTGCATCCGAGCTTCCATCATACGTCGATACTCAACGAGACCAGCACGAATCGATGAGAAGCTAGTTTGCCGCAAGTCGCCAGTCAGCATTTCGTACGTCATGCCCGCACCCATCGCGACACCGCGCAACGAAGCGCGCAGGAAATCTTCCAAGTTGCCCGCGTCTTGCGGAGGTGTTGAATGGACGAACTTATGCCCAGGCGGTCCAATGACGTGCGTCCCAGGCTCTAGCGCGCGAATCGGGACATCATCACCGTCCAGCAAATCATCATCACCGCCAGCCTCATCCGGCGCATCCAGAATAGAATCGTCGTCCGGCGTCTCTTCGAACGTCACGAACAAGTTTTGAAGCTTGGTTCTCAACACGACGGCGTCGAACGTATCTTCCAAGTCTTTCAACAGCGCAAGCACTGCCGCGATACCCGGTATCCCACGAACCTGCCCAGCTTGACGTTGGTGAAAACAATGGAGAACGACATCAGAACGAACACGTCTAGCCACATTACCCAGAATAGACTGCGTCGAAATTGGATCCCCAGGATGAAACGGGAACATCCAGTACCCAACACGCTTGCCGATCACGTTGATCTCAACGCCAGACTTGATGACCGTACGACCTCTGATCTCATTGAGACCTGAGTCGCACATCTCCGCGTCTAGCATTTGAAATTGAACCGGGATGTCCAAACCATCAGCGGGTCTGCGGTACCTGATGCGCGTGAACGAATCACCACCTTCATAAAGACCGCGCGCCGCAAGCTCTTGAAGTCCGTAGTAATCCTGTGTGCTGTCTGCGTCGCAGTTGTCCGTAAAGATTTGAAATTCATCTTCCAACTTCTGCTTCAAACCTTTGTCGCGGATCTCAATATCAGGCTTCACACCTGTGCCAACGATCGCAGACACGTAATGGTCAGACGCTGAAACAGCCCACGGATTGTTTCGAAATGCGTCGCGAGAACGCGGAAGCAACGTATCCGTATCTGACGCGATGATGCTGTTGATCGAAGAGCCAGTCGGGTACCACCCAGACGCACGTCGCCCACGACCCGCCCCACGAAAGCCAGCAGTGTGCATCGCCTGAAGTCTCAGGGCTTCTTCTTTAGCGCCGGGAATCAACTTCCCATTCGCATCGTACAGGATCACCGCCATCCTTGACCTCGTGTCGCGTAGCGCCGCGTAAGCGGCTTGCCTACGCCAAGAATCTTGTTGAGTTGATCTTCAAGATCATTTCGGATCATGTAAAGCTCGTCCATGTTACGAAAGCGAACCTTCTTAGGAGGATCACCGTACTGCACAAGAAGCTCACCTGACGTAATGGCATCTTCCAAAGCTGAAAGCCGGTCTTCAATTTCCTGCTGCGTCATCGCCATCTACTACCCCAAGTAAGCGCTTCGCACTACGCGCCGCCTAGCACGACGCCGTCTATTCTGTGTAGAAGCTTTCTTCGTGGCTCTGGGCTCCACGTCTTCAATGCGAACCTCTTCGTCAGGCAGGCTCTGCTTTTTTCTGCTGGCCTTTGGCTCACGCCTGATCCGCATGACCTTCCCGTGCGCAACGAGACTGAACCCCGCAGCTACCAGACCTTCCAGCGCAGCCAAAGCCAACACGAACGTATCCAGCGCTTCGTTGCGCTTACGTCCTGGCTTCAACCCCCACTCACGAACCGTGTAGCCCTTCTTGTCCGTTGTCAGCATCACCTTCTCAGCCGTGAGCTGATCGAAGTACGCTGCGTTGAACTCCGGGTGAATCGGGAAATGTATGTACCCCGGACCCGGTTCTAGCACGCGATTCAATCGGGCGTAGACCAATTCCTTACCTGCGTCTACGTGAATGATGAACTGCGGAATCTTTGACTTGCGCTTACGGTTGGGCTCGCGCGGCCACATCTGACCTACGCCAGCCATGCCCTTGCTCATGAACCCGTACGCGCGCGCGCCATCCTTCGTTCGATACGCCTGCCTAACACGCAGAAAGGATTCTACGTTCGTAACCAGATACCCTGAGTCGATGCACCAGGATCTTACGTAGTCCTCACCACCGCGTTCCAATTTGAGAGGGCGATTTAGGAAGTCCCACAAATCGTCCCACACCGCGTCACCAGTCGGGTCGCCGTCGAGAACCACATTGCGAAGCATCCACGTCTCGTCGTCCAACCCGTGACCTATGATTTGAACTTCAAGTCGATTCATCTGCACGTCCACGCCCGCCGTCATCACGATGACATTGCGCGGCACGTAGTAGTGCGGGTCCTTCTCCGTAGTACCAGGGATCAGCGTGTAGCGTTCACAACGTGCAGTGATCCCTTCTTGGTTGACTGTTTCGTAGCTGTCTTCCCAAGACTGACCCAATGTGGTGTTCACGAACACCTGAAGCTTCATCGGATCATCTTTGTCTCTCAAAAACTCTTCTGCGATAGACGCCCACGTCGCTTGCGGAAATGGCGAATACGCTGCCCAGATGCGATGTCCGTGGTGGCTCTTACGCTCCGGGTACTTGGCAACCCAGCCGAATTCAGCATCTGGATTCTTGAGCGCGGTTCGTACCATCCACCGTTGCTTGCCATACGGAATTTTCTCATGGCAGCCTTCGCACAGGTAGTAAGCGTCCTTTGGTTTTCCTGCGGGCCACTTAATGCCGTAATCGTAATCTCGCCCGCCCCACTGGAGACGCTGGTACAACTTGCAATACGGACACGGAACGAGATAGTCCCGTTGGTCGCTGAGTTCCCAACTATCATCAATGCGGCTTGCTCCTTTCAATTTCGGAGAGCTGCCAATAATGAGCTTCGGAAATGACGATGTGTAGAGACGCTTGTTAGCTAGCTCGATCTGATCGCCCTCACCGCCAGCGCTAGGCGGGTAACCATCCACCTCATCGAGCGCTGCGATGTCTACCGTCAAACGTCGAAACAGTCGGCCGGAGTGCGCGCCGCCGATCGTAATCGCACCACCCAGAAAGAGCTTCTTCCCAACTTTGTCGATCGTGCGCATCTTGTTGCCGATCGATTCTACGTCGCGGCACATCGGCGTGAACTCTTCAGACGAAAACCCTTCAGCGTCTTCCAAACTCGGCTGCACGACCATCATCGAGCACGGGTCCAAAGCGATGCGGTACCCCAAGTAGCCCACGAGCAACTTCGTGTACCCGATACGCGCAGACTTGTGAACTGTGACTTTCGAAACCGCAGGGTCGCTGAAGCTGCGCGCGATACCCTTCTGGTACGGAATCGTCTGCCACTGCGTATTGGGCAGCGTAGAAGACTCCGGCACCAAGACGAAATTCTCATCCATCCACTTGTCGAGCGGCGTAGTCGGCGGCGGCAGCCACGAACTGCCTAACGACGTCATCAAATCGCCAAGCGCGACTTCGTGCAATTCAGGGTCCACCAACCCATCACGCACACTCGCTGAAAAGTCCTCTCTCACAGTGATGGCATCAGTCATAGCTTCTCAGCCGCCATCTTCTTCCTGCGGTTCCTCGCGAGTGCGCGCACTTGCCCAGGACGCTTGCGAACGAGCTTCTTCGAGCTTTTGCTGAACTTGTACTGATCCATAGTAGGATCAGCTCCCCAAGACTTCGCAACCGCCAGAAGCGCTCTGTCCACAATGTCCGAAGCAAGCAACGAAGCTTCTACGTCCATGCCCAGCTCTGTCTTTAGCTGGCTCGGAATCGTACGCAGGATGGACTTCGCAGCTTGAATGCCACCCGCAAGTCGCCCGCTCATTTCATCGACGTTCACAAGCACGCCACCTGCAACCAAGTTGTCGCGCACCTGAGCCTTGACCTTTTCGCGTGTCAACTTCGCACGTTCAAAGTTGTTGTCGATGACCTGACCTTCTGTATCGAAGGCGGCGTTCCCAGACGCAATCATCCGCAGGTGATACACGTACTCCTGCACAAGCGTTGAAATATCCGTTTCGTCCATCTTCGATAGCACGCCTTGCGCCACAATCTTTCGAAGTTCAGACATCGGAACGCCTGTGAATTCAGAAAACTGCTTATGCGTAGTGCGCCCAGGCTTGTGCGGCTTGTTCTTACGCCTGGGTGCACCCTCATCTATACGAGGACTAGCAACGACTGTGGACAACGTTAGCCCTCCTTAATTGGTAGCAGTCCTTCTTCGAGCGGCCTTCTTCTTCGTAGGAGGAGGCGTAGACGGTGCATCCATCACCTTGATTTCTCCTGCCGTAGGAGAGACCTCAGTTTCTACCTGCACAGCACCATCCGGCAACGCTCGCAGAATGACTTCACGAATCGTCACGCGCCTAACAACATGCGGTTGAACACCCGCTACGTTGATGACGTCTCCGAGCTTGTAGTGGTCACACATGCGCTTCATAGCCGATCCTCCTCAAGGACATCGTTGAACTCTTCTGTGCTGGTAGGCACTTCGGACTCGTCTTCAGCGACAACGAACTGCTCCGGGCAAAGCTCCCGCGCAAGCTTCATGATGTCGTCGACGCTCACCGTCGTAACCCGATCACGCTTGCCGTATCCAGACCCACGATGAATTTCCAGGTCCATCGTAGTGCTCTCAAAACGTCGCTTGATGTAGACCCCGCAACCGAGACCTACCCAACCATCTTCGCGAACACTGATCATTTGTTGATCCTCTTCGGGGGTAAACCTTTCAATTTATTGAACTCTTCTCGCATCTTGATAGGAAACTCATGCCTCGCCACTGCGAGTGCTACACCGTGGAAGTTCAACCTTTTTTCCAAGGGGGCCGTCCTCTGTACGACATACGCAAGAATGCTGTTCTTGCCCTTGTCCGTAGCTACGACACCCAGCCGACCGCCGCTCAGTTGCACGACGGGATACGTGATCTTGCGCCGAGACTTGCTTTTAGCCCGTATGCGCTTGCGCTCTCTGCGAATGATCCGAGACGGTTTCATCGCAGCAGGCACCTTGCCCCGCGTGTTCCTGTCCAAGCTCGGAGTGGGAATTGCAAGTCGTTTGCGTAGACCCAAGCGCTTCGCACCAGATGTCAACGAAATGCGTGTGCGCTGTTGGTGGTCGAGCAGAATGCTCTCTGTCTTACCCACCGTTTCCTCAGTAGAACCCTTCGGAAGTATTGTCGCGTAAAGCTTTTTCGACGTCGCTTTGTCAAAGCGAAATGTCGTCAAGAACTTCTCGGTGTTCGCAGCGAACTTGAAAGCAGACGATACGTCCAACGACTCCGCTAGCCGCACTTCGAAGGCCGTACGGTTTATCCCCTTCGCGAGTAGCGGAAGAATTTGCTGCTTCGTAACCTTCCGAAGATCTTTGACAAACTCTTCGACATTCAACTTAATGAAGCTACCGCTAGTGGCAGCCATCAGTACACGAGTTCAATCCCTAGATCCAAAGTAATTGAGGTCGCCGTACCTTCGTCATAGAACAACTGAAACTGACCTGACGGAAGAGAATTGGTAAGAGCGCGGGTCGTCTCCAGATCCAAGGCCGTGGTTGGCTCGAATCCACGCCAACCTACGTTAGTCGGACCCAGAAGAAGAATCCCTGCTTCGTCCCCGGAGAACGTTTCCGTGCAGTCGTAGTTCGTTGTGTACGTCTCTGTGTACGGGTTCAGCGCCCGCACGCAGATCTCCCAGTTCCCCGACGCAGCCTCATCCAAATCGATGTGCACGATCGCCATTGGCGCATTGTCGACGTTCTTGACTATCCAACCCTTGTCAGCCGTGATCGCGCCCGTCGTGATCGCAGAGTCTGTGTCACAAGCACCGTCAGGATCGCCAGAAGTCTGCACACGTTGCGATCGAACAGACGTTGCAGGGTTGGGATCGACCACAGCCGCAGGATC